AGAGACTTTGCCGACGCAGCGCCTCCACCGAAGGAATGGACCGGAGAAGCCGCCGAGGCGCTTGCACGTACCCGTAGAAAGTTTGAAGCCAGCAAGGAGGCACTCGCATGAGTACGACGATTGACGCGCCCCCAACATTAACTCCCAGGCAATTGGACATCCTTCAGTGGATTGCCGGTTTCATTGACACGCACGGCTACCCGCCGACGTACAGGCAAGTCGGTTGCCACTACGGATGGCGAAGCCCAAGTGCCGCCACGTCCACGCACTTGCGGTCGCTGGAGCGCAAAGGCGTTGTGACTCGTGAGCCTGGGCAGGCCCGCACTCTGAAGCTGACGCCGCTTGGCATGGCGATGATCGGCGGTGACGCATGAGCCAGCAGTGGCACTACCTCCCGGCACCGCTCGATGTCGTCCAGGCGTTGATGAGTCGTGCGTGGGACGACGACATCAGCGACGACGACCGGATTCTCATTGAGACTGCTGCACGTTCGCTGGAGGCGACGCTAGAGCGTTGCGTGCGGCTGGCAAGCGTCATTGAGAAGACGGAGGTGGGGCTGTGACGTTTGGCGAACTGTTCGCAGGGATTGGTGGCTTTTCGCTCGGTCTTGAGCGGGCCGGAATGACGTGCAAGTGGCAAGTGGAGATTGACCCGTATGCAAGAGCAGTCCTCAACAAGCACTGGCCCGACGTGCCCAAACACGACGACGTGCGAACCTTCCCGCCAACACACACACACACACAGGATTTCAGCGTCGATCTCATCTGCGGCGGCTTCCCCTGCCAAGACATCAGCGTCGCTGGCAAGGGGGCAGGACTCGCAGGCGAGAGGTCCGGTCTTTGGAACGATTTTGCTCGGATCATTCGCACAGTTCGGCCTCGATGGGTGGTCATCGAAAACGTCCCAGCTCTCACTGCTAGAGGGCTCGGAACCGTTCTCGGCGACTTGGCCGAAATCGGGTTTGATGCGGAATGGCATTGCATACCGGCTTCAGCCGTTGGTGCTCCGCACAGACGCGAACGGATCTGGATTGTGGGCAACGCCCGTTGCGAACCCATCGGCGGCAGCATCGCTGCCAGCGCTGTTGAACGAGGCCAAGCGGCTGCACCTGCGTCGCCAGTGTCCACTGGCGACGCAGGTTGCGGCAGAACATACGCACGGTTATCGAATGTGGCCGACTCCGACTGCGCACGGCTTCGACATTGCGGACGTTCCTGCACTGCTTGCGAGACGAGAGCGGTGCAAGGAAAAGAACAAGAACGGCAACGGCTTTGGGTTGACGCTCAACCAAGCCGTCAAGGTGGCGATGTACCCAACGCCAACCGTGCAGGACGCCAGCAACAACGGCGCCCCGAGCCAACACCAGCGGAACAGCTTGCCGCTGAACGCAGTGGCTGGTGGGAGTCTGAACCCGACGTGGGTCGAGTGGCTCATGGGATTCCCTCACGGGTGGACCGCCTTAGATGCCTCGGCAACGCCGTCGTCCCGCAAGTTGTCGAAGTCATCGGGCGGGCGATCCTTGCAGCGGAAGCGAGGATGACGTCATGAGCGACTTCGCATTCATTTTCATCGGTTCGGTTCTCCACGCCGTGACGTTCACGGCTGGCATTTTGGTTGGGACTTCTCTGCGAAAGGATGTGCGGAATGACAATGACGAAGGAACGAAAGACGAAGGCTGGTGGCATCAGCCTGTCAGCACCGGAACTCAAGGCGGCTCTCGCAGCCGTGGGCCAGGCGGTGCCGACAAGGTCGCCACGTCCCATCTACCAGAGCGTGCTCCTATCGGGCGGGGTTCTGTCTGGGAGTGACGGTGACGTGCGAATCGACGTCACGCTGGAAACCGCCCCCCCCGGCATCAATTTCCTGCTGCCAAAGGATCGCTTTTCCGCCATCCTTGGCAGTTTCACGGGCGATGAAATCACGATTACGCCTGACGAGTCGTCATGCGTCATCAAGGCTGGGCGTGGCGAGTGGACGCTGCCAACCGAGGACGCTGGCGAGTATCCCGCGTGGAGCGTTGACGGTGCGAAGCCTGTCACGCGGCTCCCGGTTGACCAGTTCTGCCGTGCCGTCAAAGGTGTCGTGTTCGCCGTGGACGACGAGTCGAGCCGCTACGCTCTCGGTGCGGTGCTCGTGGAAGTCAAAGGCGAGGTTGTCACGTTTGTTGCCACGGACGGTCGCCGGCTCTCGTGCGTGAACTGCGAGCACGACCTTGCGGTTGACGACTCGCAGACGCTCGTTCCGGCTCGTGCGATGGCAATCATCGCACGGCTCGCAGCTGGGTGCGGTGATGCCAGCGTTCAGCTGGAGGCAACCAAGAACGAGATCGTCGCCACAATTGGCAACGCTACCGTCACGGCTCGTCTACTTGACGGTCGATACCCTCGCTGGCGTGACACGCTGCCGGATCGCGACGCCAAGGCAACCACGGTCAGCCGTGCGGATCTGCTGGCAGCGACGCGGGCCGCAGCCATCGTGACCAGCGATGAGAGCAAAGGTGTGCAGTTCGTGTTCTCTGGCGACGGCATCTGGCTGCACGGCCAGAGCAGCGAGAAGGGCGAATCAAGCGTCACCTGCGACGTCGTGGAAGCCGGTGACAAGGCGACGGTCAAGCTGGACCCGTTGTTCGTCCAGCAATGGCTTGGCGGCATCGACAGCGAAGCCGAGCCAGAGGTTGAAGTCGAAGCCGTTGACGCACAGTCGGCGGTGATCTTGCGGTGCGGCGACAACACGGGCGTGATCATGCCACTGGCGGTGGATGCCTGATGGGAGTTTGGCGACTTGTCTACGACAAGAACGTGCTGAAGCGGCTCTGGGCGGCTGGCAATACTCATGTAGAGATTGCCGCCGCCTTGGGCTGCTCAGCCGGCTACGTCGAAAAGCTACGGAAACGTCACGGCCTGCCGCGACGTCCTCGGTGCCACCACGGACCACAGGAAGACGATCCGACGCCAGAGCAGATCAAAGAGCGTGCGGCTGAGTGCATAGCACGGCGAGAGCCGCCAGCAGTGCCAAAGACAGAGCGAGTCATCGCCCCGAAATACTCGTGGGATGGATTTCGCTTTACCGCTTTGAGTTGACACGCTCGCTAGTGTGATTCGCAGTGCCGCACGGAGCGGCTTTCACTAGTCGAAAGGACGGACGATATGCGAAGGATTTGCATGGTTGTGGCTCTGGCGTTCTGTGGCGTTGTGGCGAATGCGGACAACGTCGTGATCAACGCACGACGGGTGAACATCACATCTGCCCAGCAGGACGCCGAGATCATGGCACGCTCAGGCGTGCTGCGTCACTGCGGCACCGCTGGTGGCAGGCGTGAGGGCATCGGCTTCTCGTCGTCGTCGCCGGATGCGGCGCTGCGGAACTGCTGCTACTACGGGCGATACCGCATCGTGGAAAAGGCAGTCGCTCGTGGTCCGCGTGGCTGGTTCGCTGTGATTCGCTACGAATGAGCACGCACTGGATCACGGTTGAGTTTCTCGGCGGCCCACTGGACGGCGCTTTGCGGCCCGTCCAAGTGGGCGTCGCCATTTACTACCTCGCCAATGGTGCGGTCATTCATGCGTACGCGCTGGACGAGATACACGAGGGGAACCATGTGCGACAGGTGATGCGGCACTTCGAGATCATCCACTCGTCGTGGTTTGCTTGACGCTCCTGCGATGATCGGTGCATGAAGCCGATCACGTTCACAGTGCCGGGCGACCCAGTGCCACAGCCACGAGTGCGAGTCAGCACACGCGGCGGCTTCGCCAGAGCGTACGTGCCGTCGAAGCATCCAGTGCATGCGTACCGCGAAGGCGTATTGCGTGCGGCGATTGATGCAGGGCTGCTGCCAGTGAGCGAGCCAATCGAAGTGATCATTGACGCTGTGTTCGCACGTCCGAAATCGCACATGACAAAGCGTGGCGTGAAAGCGTCAGCACCAGCGTTGCCAAGAGCGGATGTAGACAACGTGGCGAAGGCGTGCCTCGACTCGCTGAAGGATTTGTTCGACGACACGAATGTGCGGCGACTGATCGTGGAAAAGTCGTGGGGCGATGAGGCGAGAACAACGGTGAGGGTGCAGTGAGTCGTGAGCTTGTCACATTTGGCGAAGATCAAAAGCAGGCGCTCGTCGCAGCGATGCTTGCATTTCTTGATAGGCCAGATGCCGCAGGACGTCTCATGACGGCAATGGGAGGTTTTCTGTTCGAGGATTGGCTAGCAGATCAAGCAGCCAAAGCCGGGTTTGACTTTGAAAATGTGTCACACAAGAAACTTCCGTATGACTTGGTCATTAATGGCTATCGAGTACAAGCGAAAAGCAGCGGGTCAACAAAGGGAACGGTTGATGTCCGGCCCGTGCGTCCCGTAGTTGGCTCTACATGCAGACGATATTCGCTAGAAGATTTTGATGTATTGGCTGTCCATCTTGCGTCCTTTGATGAGCGATACTTCATTCCTGTCAAAGAATTTCGCTGCCCTCAGTTTCAGGAGATGGTCTGCGGATGCTTCGTCAGAGATCGTCACGCAAAGTGGCGCGACGCATGGTCAGTCGTTGAGGGCAAGCGTGGCGAGTTTGCTAGCGAACAGATGCTTTTGTTCTGACAAGCCTAGAAAACAAGGGCAAAACGTGCGTGAAGTGCGAAAAAGCCTAGAAAACAAGGCATTCCCGCCCGCACGTCCAGCGATTTTTTTAGGTTCTCCCGGCGTTTTTCGCTTCTAGCCTCCACGGCGAGCTTGCCATGTTTTGCGTGTTTTTTAGCCACCGGGTGACGCTTGGTTCGCGCTGACCAAAAAGACCGACAGGACAAGGCGAAGGCTAGGTACGACGACATCAAGCGTCGGACGGGCGAACGCTCACGCCAAGTCGGTGCCGCCGGCCGTGACATCGGCAGCATTCCGCCGGTCAAGGACGTCAAACGCCGTGACGCCTGCCGTGATTCGTTTCGCCAGTTCTGCGAAGTCTACGGTTCTGAGTCGTTCCCTCTGGCGTGGTCTGCTGATCACCTGACGGCGATTGCCAAGATTGAGGCTGCGGTGCTGCGTGGCGAACTGTTCGCTTTCGCCATGCCTCGTGGTTCAGGCAAGAGCACGCTGTCGATCTGGGCCTGCCTGTGGGCGATGCTCTACGGTCATCGCTCGTTCGTGATGCTCGTGGGCAGTGACCAAGCGATTGCCTGCCAGATGCTCGACACGCTCAAGAGTCACCTAGAGCAGAACGACCTGCTGGCTGAAGACTTCCCGGCGGCGTGCTATCCGGTGCGTGCGTTGGAGGGCATCACCGCTCGGGTGCGTGGTCAGACGTGCGAAGGCGAGCCGACGCACATGGGATGGACCGCCGACAAGGTCACGTTGCCGTGGATCAAGGGTGCCGCCTCGGCTGGTGCGGCTGTGCGTGTCGCTGGCATCACTGGGCGAATCCGTGGCATCAGCCACACTCGCCCAGACGGGAAGACGATCCGCCCCAATCTGTGCTTGATAGACGACCCGCAGACTGACGAGAGCAGTGCAAGCCCGTCGCAGGTCGCCACCCGTGAACGCATCCTCTCGGGTGCCATCCTCGGTCTCGCCGGTCCCGGTGCGAAGATCGCCGGTTTGGCGACGATCACGGTGATTCGTCCCGACGACCTGGCTGACCGGCTGCTGGACCGGATGCGTCATCCGTCGTGGCAGGGCGAGCGTACGAAGCTGGTCTACGAGTGGCCGACGGCGGATGAACTGTGGGGGCAGTATTCCGAGATGCGTCGAGAGGGGCAGCGTAGCGGTGAAGGCACTGCGGCAGCTGACGCCTTCTATCGGGCGAATCAGGCGACGATGGACGCCGGGTCTCGCGTGGCGTGGCCGGAGCGGAAACATGACGACGAACTGACGGCGATCCAACACGCATGGAATCTACGCATCGACCGTGGTGAGTCGGCTTTCCAAGCGGAGTACCAAAACGCACCGCTCGCCGATGACATCTCGTCCGAGAAACTCGACAAGCGGGCGCTCGCCGCTCGGGCGTTGACGCTGTCTCGTGGGACTGTCCCACTTTCCCACCAGACGGTGACGGCGTTCATCGACGTGCAGGATCGGCTGCTCTACTGGCTGGTCGCATCGTGGGGCGATTCGTTTGGCGGTCACGTCGTCGCATACGGCACTTACCCTGACCAAGCCAGTACGTTCTTCGAGGCTAAGAACGCCAAAAAGACGTTGGCACTCTCTGCCAAGGGTGCCGGGTTCGAGGGTGCGTTATCCGCTGGCCTGGAGTCGCTGACGCAGATACTTCTCGGCAAGGATTGGATACGTGAGGACGACGTGCCAATGCGTGTGCGTCAGGTGCTCATAGACGCCAACTGGGGGCAGTCTACGGAGACGGTGCGGACGTTCTGCCGGCGGTCCACGTTTGCGGCGATGCTGCTGCCGTCTCACGGCAAGGGCATCGGTGCGTCTGGCGGCTCGCTCACTGAGAAGAAGGGGCGAGGCGAGAAGATAGGTCTGAACTGGGTGATGAGGCAGACGGCGACGAATCAACGATACGGCGTCTACGAGACGAACTTCTGGAAGACGTTCTCGGCGGCTCGGCTTCGTCTAGCGATGGGCGATCCAGAGGCTATCACGCTCCACGCTGGCGAGCATGACATGCTGGTGGAGCATCTGACCAGCGAGTACCCGGTGCGGACCGAGGCACGCGGGCGAGTCGTGGACGAGTGGAAGCTAGACAACCGGCGCGAGAATCACTGGTGGGACTGTCTTGTTGGGTCTGCTGTGGCGGCGTCGATTGCAGGCGTGCAACCAGTGGCGACCGAGGCGGGCGGACGCCAGCGGAAAAAGGTGACAATCCCGACGAATTCAAACGGGAAAAAGATCATTCAGGTAAAGCGTCTCAAATGAACCAGATCACGCTCACCACCATCGACGGTCTTGACCCCCGTGACATGCTCGCCATCCGCTCGCGGCTGACGAAGCAGGGCAGCGAGTTTCAGATTGAGGTTGCCCAGGTGCTTGAGGGTGACGCAAGCAGCTGCACGCCGGTCGCCGTCTGGCACGCTGATGGTGCGATGCTGGCTTGGGCGTGCTCGCACGTTTGGCGTGGCATGCAGACGCTTGAGCAGTACGTCGAGGAACGCTATCGGCAGACAGGCAAGGCGACGGCGTTGACTGCGTTCCTGCTTTCGTCGGGCGTCATCACTTCCGGCAAGCCGCTTGCAGTGTTCTCTCCGTACACGGCAGACATCGCCAGAAAGCTAGGCGTGGCTGACGTCGTGCTCTTTGAGCGGCGCGGCTCTGAGTGGGTCGAAGTCTAACGGCATACCCGGTCTGACTCATGCGGTGCTTCCCGTAGCGTTGCTCGCATGAGCGACGAACTACGCGCAAAGATTGCCGAGACGGCATCCGGTCCCAAGCGGGTCCGTACCGACGCAGGCGAAGTTGAGGCACAGGACGTCGCCTCAATGATTGAGGCTGACAAGTACCTGGCTGGCAAGAACGCAGCCACGGGCAGCGGCACGAACACGCGGCGTGGTCTGCGGTTCAATAAGCTCATTCCGCCAGGAACTATCTAGCGTGGGACTGCTAGGCAACCTGTTCTCTCGTGGCAACAGGCCGCAGCCGGCGGCGGTGCCCGTGCGTGTCCGTGCAAAGTTCGACGCTGCCGAGAGCCAAGACGACCGGCGGCACTGGGCAAACGCTGACGCCTTCGCTGCGGATGCGGCACTCTCGCCGATGAAGCGGCGCGAGATGCGGAACCGTGCTCGCTACGAGCGTGCCAATAACTCGTGGCTCGCTGGCATCTCGTCCACGCTCGCCAATGACTTGGTCGGCACAGGCCCGCGTCTTCAGTTGCAGTTTGGCGACGACGAAAGCGCACGTGCAATCGAAAAGCTGTTCTTCGACTGGGGCTGGCAGATCGACCTTCCGGCGAAGCTGCGGACGATGCGAGAGGCTTTGGTCGTGGACGGCGAAGCGTTCTCGCTGATGATTTCCAATCCTCGCCTGCCTGGCGTTCAGCTTGACCTGCGGCTTGTGGAAGCCGAGATGGTCGCCACGCCTACGGAACTGATGAGCGAGACGATCACGCCAGACGGCTCGACTGTTGACGGCATGGAGTTTGACTCCGTCGGCAACGTCGTTGCCTACCAAGTTCTCAACTTCCATCCCGGCAGCAATTTCCGCGTCAACACTTTGCAATTCCAGCGCGTGCCTGCTGCCCAGATGGTGCATTGGTTCCGGCCTATCCGGCCCGGTCAACACCGTGGGTATCCAGAGGTGGCACCGGCTCTGAGGTTGTTTGGTCAGCTTCGCCGCTACACCGAGGCGGTTGTGGCTGCGGCTGAGACTGCCGCCGACTTCGCGGGCTTCCTGCGGACGAACTCGCCTGCCGCCGAGATTGACGAGGTCGAAGCGTTCGCCGAGATGCCGATTGAGAAGCGCACGATGGTCACGCTGCCAGACGGCTGGACGTTCGAGCAGCTGAAGGCAGAGCAGCCTACGACGCAGTTCCCGTCGTTCGTGCGTCAGATTCTCGGCGAGCTGGGGCGCTGCATGAATCTGCCGTTCAACGTCTGTGCTCTCGACTCGTCGTCATACAACTATGCGAGCGGTCGCATGGACCACCAAATCTACGCGACGACTCAGCGGGTCATGCGTGACGATCTTGAGCGTGTGATGCTCGACCGTCTGCTTGCGGCTTGGGTCAACGAAGCCACGCTTGCGGGTGTGCTGCCGGAAGGCGTGCCGCCGTTCAGCGAGTGGGATTGGTCGTGGCAGTGGGATGGCAAAGAGCACGTTGACCCATCCAAGGAAGCAAACGCTGCCGAGACTCGGCTGCGGACGCACACGACCACGCTGGCGGCTGAGTACGCCAAGGCTGGCAAGCAGTGGGATGTCGAACTGCGTCAGCGTGCCGCCGAGGTGGCGATGATGAAGGAACTCAACCTATTCGTTGATTTCACGCCGGAAACGAATTACGGCGGGACGCTCGACGAGAACGGCGAACCAATGGGGGCGCGATGAACGCAATCAAGTTGGATTCTGGCGTCACGTTTCTGCAAGCCGCCGACGGCGATTCGGCACCGGCTGGCAAGAAGTTTCGCATCGTCGCCTACACGGGTGCTCCTATCCGTCAGGGCTGGAGCCGTGAGCCGGTCGTGATCGACATGGCTGGCATGCAGCTGCCGGCGACTGTGCCGGTTGTCGTCGGTCACGACTACGCACTTGGCTCCATCGTCGGGCAGGGTCGCCCGTTTATCGAAGCCGGGCAGATCATCGTTGAAGGCGAGATCCTGGCCGACAACGAGAACGCACGGCAGGTCGCCGCTCTTGGTGCCGCTGGCTACCAGTTCCAAGCGAGCGTAGGTGCCGATGTTCGCAGGCACCAGAAGATCGACGCCGAAGGCGTCACCACCGTCAACGGCACTGCCCATATCGGGCCAGTGCGAGTCGTCAAAGCCTCATCGCTGCGTGAGGTTTCGTTCGTCACCTTGGGCGCTGATGCAGCTACCAGCGTCGCCATTGCCGCCGAAGAGGTGGCAGAGGAGTCAGTCATGGCGGACCACGCCAGCGAGAAGCCTGCCGACGTCGTCGAGACGCCGGTGGAAGTCACGGCGAGCGTCGCCGTGGTGGCCGAGAACGAAGTCAAGCAGGACGCCAACGAGGCTCTCCTGGCTCGGCTCGCAACCTACGAAAAGAAAGTTTCCGACATGGAAAAGCTGATCGCCACCCGCGACGAGCGTCCTGCGGCTCCTGCCGTTCACATGGCGCAGCCGACCGCTCGCACGCCCGAAGTCATCGAGGCAGCGTTCGCCCTCCAAGGCGGCCTGCCGAATGTCGAGAAGCAGTACGACGCCAAGACCCTCGAAGCCGCTGGCAAGATCCAGCGGACCACGAGCCTCGGCGAAGTGCTGCTCTCGGCTGCTGAGGAAGGCGGCTACGTCGGTCCTCGCCGTGTGTCGGCTGCAACGCTGCGTCCGATCCTCGCTGCTGCGTGGGCGACCCACAGCATCAGCGGCATCCTGTCGAGCACCGTGAACAAGTTCCTCCTCGCTGGCTTCAACGGCGTTGAGAGCTCGTGGCGGTCGATCTCGTCTGTGCGAAGCGTGAACGATTTCCGCAGTGTCACGAGCTACCGGCTCAACGGCGGGATGAAGTTCCAGAAGGTCGCCAACGGCGGCGAGATCAAGAACTCTGGCTTCAGCGATGAGAGCCGGACGATCTCGGCGGAGACCTACGGCATCATGACCAGCGTCACTCGCACTGACCTGATCAACGATGACCTCGGTGCCCTGACTGCCGCGCCTCAGCGGTTGGGTCGTGGCGGCGCTCTTGCTCTGAACGATCTGTTCTGGGCTTCGTTCCAAGACGATTCGACGTTCTTCACCACGGGTCGTGGCAACAAGAAGAACACCGCCGGTGCTCTCTCCCTCGCGAACCTCAAGGCCATTGCCACGATGTTCCGCAAGCTGAAAGACCCGGACGGCAACCCGGTTGCTGTCGATCCCCGCGTGCTGCTCGTTCCGGCTGATCTGGAACTCGCTGCGGCTGAGATCATGGGCTCGTCGCTCTTGGTCGGCGGTTCGTCCGCTGCCCCGGATCGCAACGTGCTCGCCGGTCGGTATCAGGTCGTCTCGACAAGCTACCTGTCGAGTGCCGAGGACTACTACCTGCTTGCGTCTCCGGCTGATCTGCCGGTGATGGAAGTGGCTTTCCTCAACGGCGTCCAGTCCCCCATCGTTGAGACGGCGGAAGCCAATTTCAACGTCTTGGGTGTCGAGATGCGGGGTTACTTCGACGTAGGTGTGGCGAAGGCCGAATACCTCGCCGGCGTGAAGGCTGACGCTTCGTGATCTGACAAACCGTGACCGCCGGGCGGGAGCCTAAGCCCGCCCGGCGGCATGATTCCAAACAAACCCATTTCCCAGAAAGTAGGTGATCCTAATGGCTTCTTATTCTCAGGCTGGCTGTCTGATCGACTACACGCCTTCGGCTGCTGTTGCCGCTGGCGATGTCGTCCTTCTCGCTGATCTCGTGACCGTGGCCCCTCGTGCAATCGCCGCCAACGCGCTGGGTGCGGTGTCGGTTGATGGCGTGTGGAGCATCGCCAAGGCTTCGGGCGCTGTCTCGCAGGGTGCGCTCCTTTACTGGGACGCCACCAACAGCGTCGTCACCACCACTGCCAGCACGCACAAGCGGGCTGGCAAGGCCGCTGCTGCGGCTGCGTCGGGCGATGCGTCGGTGATGGTCATCCTCAACGTCGGTTGATTCCCGTCCCACTGCAAGCCGCCGGCGGCAGCGTTTCATCCTTTCCGCGCCGCCGGCGGTCTTGTGGTTAGAGGTGCCTATGTCCGATCTACTCGCCAGCGGTGCAGCGTGGCTCGCCGGTCAGTTGTCGGCGAGCGCGTCGCGGTCTGTCCGCTACTCTCGCGGGGCTGACTACGGCACAGTCAGTGCCACGATTGGCACAAGCCGCTTTGAGTCGCAGGGCACTTCCGGCGTGATAGAGCAGTGGGAGTCGCGTGACTTCGTCATCAAGGCGGGCACTCTTCCGTTTGGCGAGCCGCTGCGGCATGACAAGATCGTTGACACGATCAACGGCGTTGACATCACGTATGAGGTGACGAGCCCGCGTGGCGTCCCGGTGTTTCATTACGGCGACGCATTCCGGCAGACGGTGCGTGTTCACACGATTGCCACTGCCGAGGCGGCACAGGTCGCTCCGACGCTCAGGCGTCGCTTCTGGGGTTCGTTTGCTGCGACGACCATCACTGACGCTCAGATCGTCGCCAGCCTCGCTAATGACCTGGGAGGCTCTCGGGCACAGTCGAGGACGATCACCGCACACACTGCGTATATCTACGTCGTCTTGCCGACGAGTTTCGGCGTACCGACGTTTGCCGTCAGCGGCTTGACGTCGTCTGCCTGGGAGACGACGACACGGACGATCACGTTTGCTGGGCAGGCTGCGGCAAGCTACGGCATTCACCGCACAACGTATCCGATCACTGGCACCGTCAATCTCGTGGTGACATGACGTATGTCAAGCATCAAGGGCACCAACGTACTCGCGCCGGTCGTGCCATTCGACACGACAGATACGCACGCATCGCACGAGGCTCTGTACGGCAAGGGCGGCTACCGCAGCGTGGCAGACGTAGCCGAGAGAGACGCAATCCCGGCTCTGAGGCGAGAGGCGGGCATGCTGGTCTGGGTGATCGACACACAGAAGGCGTGGCGGCTCAACGCAAACCTGACCACATGGACTGAAGTCACCGCAATTAACGAACCACAACTCTTAGACGGGGGCAACTACTGACATGGCGAACACCATTCGCATCAAGCGGTCCACAGGATCGGCGGCACCGACGACGCTGCAAAACGCAGAGCTTTCCTATAGCGAAGGCGTGGCCGGCGGCGGCACGCTGTTCATTGGCGTTGGCACGGGCGGTGCTGGTGGGTCTGCCACCAGCGTCATCGCAATCGGTGGGCCGTCAGTGTATGCGTCCAAAAGCTACGTGGACTCTGCGATTAGCAATGCCAACCTGTCGAACTACCTGACCACGTCTGCCGCTGCATCGACCTACCTTTCACAAGCAACGGCGGCCAGCACATATGCAACCCAGAGCAGCGTAAGCACGGCGATCTCCAACGTGATCAATGCCGCCCCGGCGGCTCTCGACACGCTCAAGGAGCTGGCCGACGCTCTCGGGTCGGATGCTGCGTTTTCTACGACAGTGACAACGTCCATTTCCGGCAAGCTCGCAAAGGCGAGCAATCTGTCGGACGTGGCCGATGTGTCTGCGGCTCGTACGAACCTTGGGCTTGGCAGCATGGCAACGCAGTCGGCAGGCAATGTGGCGATCACTGGCGGCTCAATTGACAACGTGACGCTTGACGGCGGCACGTACTGACCGAGCCGGTCTGAAAACAAGAACATCCGGCAACAATGCCGCAACGAAGGACGTGACGCATGCCGACGTTTTCTCAGCTTCCTGGCGACCTAACGGTTGAGTTCGTGGTCGCTGACGAAGTCAACTTCACGCTTGACCTAGACGTTGACGTGACGGGCTACACGTTTACGGCAGGCGTCTACGTCGTCTCCACTAACGGCTTCTTCGGTGGTGGTGGCGGAACGATCAACGCTGTCGGTGCCACGGCGATCACGCCGACGATCACGGTCGTGAACGCTGCGGCTGGCACTCTGTCGTGGGGCGTGAGTGAAGCCCAGACGGTGACGCTGTCGCCTGCGATCAAGTACCGGCATTTTGTGCGGTGGGTGACTCCTGCCGGCGTGACTCGCACGGTTGTCTCTGGCGACCTCATCGCAAAGGCACCATGAGCAACATCACCGTCAACGTCACGAACGCCGGGGCGGCTAACGTCGCCGTCTCCAACGGCTCGACGGTCAATGCGACTGTCGGTAATGGCGGTGCGGTCAATGTGTCGCTCGGCACGATCTCGCCGGGCAACGCCACGGTCGTGTCTGGGACCGTCCAGGTTGGCAAGGTCACGACGCTGGCGGCTGGAAGCAACGCCACAGTGACGAACACCAACGGCACAAGCTACGCAGCCGTGCTTGATTTCGGCATACCGGCTGGCCCGTCTACGTCCGTGAGCGTCGGCAGCACGACCACGCTGGCGGCTGGCAGCAACGCCAGCGTCACCGGCACAACGAGCGACGGCAACCTGACGCTGTCGTTTGCGATCCCTCGCGGCACCAACGGGACTACGCCGAGCTTCACCATCGGCAACGTCTCGACGGTGGCTGCTGGTGGCTCTGCTACCGTGACGGCAACGCCAAGCAACGGCGGGGCGAACGTCACGCTCGACTTTGGCATCCCGCGAGGCGCGGACGGCGCGGGCGGCGGCTCTAGCGTCTCGCTCTCCGACGCCACGCCATCGGCTCTTGGCACAGCGTCGGCGGGCACCAGTTCGCTCGCCAGCAGGAGCGATCACGTTCACGCCGTGCCCGTCATCAGCTATGCGAACCTGACCAACGTGCCAAGCACGTTTGCTCCGTCGGCCCATCAACACGCGGTTGGCGACGTGACAGGCTTGCAGACCGCGCTCGACTCCAAGAGCGCGACCAGCCACGCACACAACTACGTTACAGCGCTCAACAGCCTCACGGGTGGCGTCACGCTGGCGGCTGGCAGCGGCGTGACACTGTCCACCAGCGGCTCGACGCTCACTATTGCCGCGACGGCTACGGACGATGCGGACGGCGGTTTCTACGAGGGCTACGTCCCGGCGAACACGATCACGATCGGCACGCAGCCGACCGCGCAGACTGCGAGCGGTGGCGCTGCGACGTTCTCGGTTTCTGCGACCTCGTCTCCCGGCGGCACGATTTCATATCAGTGGCAAAAACAGGACGGCGGCTACGGCAGCTATGTGGATGTCGATGGAGCCACGTCGGCCTCGCTCTCGCTGACGGGTTTGCTCAACACGGTGGACGATGCCGACCTCTACCGGGTGGTCGTGAGTGCGACGAACGCTGCCAGCGTGACAAGCACCTCGGCGCTGCTGACAGTGCCAGCGAACGTCATCACGATCACCTCGCAGCCGTCGAATCAGACCGCCGCCAGTGGGGCGGCGACGTTCACGGCATCGGCATCGGTTGCTCCCAGCGGCACCGCGAGCTACCAGTGGCAGCGTTCGGCGGACGGTTCAGCGTGGGCAAACGTCAGCGGAGCCACGTCCGCCTCGCTGGCCTTGTCGGGCCTCACGGTCGAGGCGGATGGTGGGGCTCAGTTCCGCGTGGTGGTGTCTGCGACCAACGCAGCCAGCGTGACGAGCAGCGCGGCTACGCTCACGGTCGAAGCGAATAACACGATCACGATCACAAGCCAGCCGTCGAGCCAGACGGCATCGGGCGGGGCTGCCACGTTCTCGGTGGCGGCAAGCTCGGCACCGGCGGGCACGCCAGCGTATCAGTGGCAGAAGGCCGAATTTGTGCCTGCTCGCTCTGCGGCGTGGGTGCAGCGGACATTGCCGTCGTCGCAGGCGTGGAGTGCTGTCGCTTACGGCGGTGGTGTGTTTGCGGCTGTCGCGATCAACAGCAACGTCGCAGCCAGTAGCACGGACGGGCTGACGTGGACACAGCGCACGCTGCCGAATAGCACGACGTGGGGCGACATCGCCTACGGTGGCGGGCAGTTTCTGGCAGTCAGCAACACTGGCTCGACGGCATCCAGCGGCGACGGTGCTACATGGACGGGAGGCGGCTCCCTGCCTAGCACGGGAAATCCTGGCGCGTGGGCCGTCGCGTTCGGCAATTCGCTATTCGTCGCAGTGCGGGCTGACGGCACGATTGCGACCTCTGACACTGGATTCGCGTGGACGCAGCGGCGGGGGGCAGTGACCGGCACATACGGCCACAAAATTGCGTTTGGAGGCGCACAGTTCGTCGTTGTGAACGACTCGCCCGGCGGCGGATACGGTTACGTCACAAGCACTGACGGCGTGACGTGGCCGGCGGGCGGGTATTTGCCCGCTGAAAACACTCGCGCCGGGATTGTGTACGGTGGAGGTCTGTGGGTGGTCGTGGATCGCGGAAATGGCGCAGGCAGCAGCGCCTACTACACAAGCACCAACGGCACTACGTGGACCAAGCGCACGTTGCCCGTGACCGCCGACTGGCGAGCAGTCACCTACGGCGACGGCGCGTTCGTTGCGGTTTCCAGCGGCTCGCCGTCCACGACGCTCACCAGCACGGACGGGCTGTCGTGGACTCAGCGCACGCTGCCGAGCACAGCGGGATGGAGGGCGGTTGGATTTGGCGGCGGCACGTTCGTCGCGCTGTCCAATTCCAGCAAAGCCGCCAGCGCAGCGCCCGGCATCGGCACGTTCTCCAACATCAGCGGAGCCGCGTCATCGTCGCTCGCCTTGACGACCCTCGGCGCGGCCGACAACGGCGACCAATACAGAGCCGTCGTCAGCGCCGCCAACGCCGCCAGCGTCACCAGCCAATCCGCCACGCTCACCATCACGGGGTAAGCCATGCCCAATCGCATCAAGCCACGCAGATCGTACACCGCCAACTCCGTGCCGCTCACGAGCGACCTTGACACGCACGAGCTGGCGATCAACTGGGTGGACGGCAAAGCGTTCACAAAGGATGCCAGCGGCAACATCGTCAGCGTGACGCTCGGCGGGAGTGGTGGTGGCGGCGGCTCTGGTGGCTCGCTCTCTGGCAGCGTGACGATACCGGCGAGCGATCCGTACTGGGACAGCGTGCTGCTGCTGCTTCGCGGCGACGGCAACTTCACAGACGCGTCAAAGTACGGTCGCACGCTTACAGCCCACGGCAATGCGGCTGCGACGGCGGCTGGTAAATACGGCACCAACTCTATCGCGCTGGATGGAACGGGCGACTACCTGTCGCTTTCAAGCAGCGATTTTGCTTGGGGAACATCCGACTACACACTAGAGGCGTGGGTGTGGCTCAATAATCTTGGATCGTATGGCAGTTGGTTTTCAACACTCTTCAGCGACGGCAATATGTCCGGCGGGGTGAGTGCAGGAATTACCAATACAGGCATGCCCTACTTGGAACACCTCAATGGATTTAGTGTCGTTGGCTCAACTGCTTTTCCTACGGCGCAGTGGGTCCATGTGGCCGCGACTCGCAGTGGCAATACTGTGAAATATTACGTCAACGGATCTTCCGTTGGCAGTGTTTCGTTTTCCGGTTCGCACACAAATAGCTCCGTTGTCGTTGGGCGGTTCTACACTGACTTGGACAACAACTACTGGAACGGCCGCATCGCAGAACTCCGCGTAACGAAAGCGGCCCGCTTTACCGCGAACTTCACGCCGCCGACTGCCGCTCTGCCGACGACGATCTTTCAGGCATCGCCCCAGACCCTCCCCGTCACTATCACCGGCTCGGGCGGCGGCGGCTCTGGCCTCTCATGGTCAAGCGTGCCAGCCTCCGCGACGGCGACGGGGACGGCTGGGCAGATCAGCTACGACTCGTCTGGCTATTTCTACGTTTGCACGGCGGCGAATACGTGGCTGCGGGCGGCGTTGAGTACGTGGGACTCTGACGCCACTGCGTTCCTGACAGCGGCGGGCATCACGGACGCAACACAGTCATCGGCTATAGGGACGCTCGTCGGATCGCTGAAGAGCGCGGGCGTCTGGTCAAAAATGCGCGCGATTTACCCGTTCATCGGCGGCACGGCATCGACTCACAAATGGAACCTCAAAGACCCGCGAGACTTGGACGCCGCCTATCGGCTGGCGTTTTCAGGCAACTGGACGCACTCCGCAACGGGGGTCACTCCAGATGGCAGCACAGCGTACGCCAATACGTTCGCCGTGCCATCCACGTTTTTTAGCGACTACACAGGCGCATACGGCCTGTATCTGCGCACCAACCCAGCATCTTCGACTGGGTATCGAGTGGACATGGGCGCACAGTTTTTCTCGGACCCAACAAGCAACCGATTTCTCCAGCATATCGGATCAACCGACGGCAATTCGTACTACGACTGGCGGAATCGCGTAACAGTTGCCACGTCGACCGTCGGTAGTGTCATTGGGTTCCATGTCGTCTCGCGGACAAGCACTTCGCTGATGACGGTCTACCGGAACGGCAATTCGGTTGCGTCCGGGACATCGTCGGACATCACCACCGACCTGCCAAATCGCGCGCTCTACATCGGCGCACAGAACCACTCCGACGGACCGAGCTTGCACTCAAACCGCGAGCAGTCATTTGTGTTTCTGTCGGAATCTCTGTCTGGCTCGGAAGTGACTGCCGTCAATGCCGCCGTGCAGGCGTTCCAGACGGCACTTGGCAGGAACGTCTGATGCGTGACGCCATCTACCTCGCCGCTCTCGTCACCGCCGCGCTCGCCGCTGGCGTGATCGCGGCACGGGCTGGGCAGGCCGCGATTCGGTGGGCGATTGGTCGGGCGATTGTCAACGCTTTTGGGTGATACATGAGCAGCACACTTCGAGCACTCGCCGACAGCCTCGCCACTGGCTTGCAGTCCGTGACGTGGGGCATCACGTCCACGGTCGTGGAGCGTAAGAACTGGGCGAACGTGGACGTCGATGCAATGGCATCGCCTCGCGTGTTCGTCGTTCCCGGCAATGCTGACGTCACTCGCATCAGCCGGCAGGTGATGCAGGTGGACTACACGGTGTCTGTGTTCGTCGGGCGGCATGTGAGCACTGATGCAGAGGTTGATGGCATGCTCGACCTAGCAGACAGCGTCATGCTCCAGGTGCGTGCTCATTCGTTTGGCGCTGGCGTCACGTGGCCGGCTGGCGTCACGAGCCCGCAGACGGTCAGCATTGACCTGAATCCCGACGACGCACTGACTGAGCGGAACGTCTGGCGGGCTGTGATCACGGCGACGTACCGGGTGTTTGAAAGCAACACGCTGCCGACGCCTGCACCGTAGGAGGTGGCTATGCCGTCAATGCTTTCTGGCATGAGCCGTGCATTTATCCGTCCCGGCATGGTCGGCGGCAATCGCCGTGAGATGTCAGGCGATACGCTCGGGCGGCTGAGGCTGCGGGCGAGCATTCGCGGGAGCTTCTTCGACAAGCCGAAAGTCAGCCGGATGATCGGCAAAATGAACGCTCGCGTTCTGTCGATGCTCGGCAAGGACATCAAGCAGGAAGCCAAGGCTGGCATCGGGCGTGGCAAGGGCAAGGTCAGCGCAGCCTCACGCAAGAGGCTCGGGCGTGGCAAACCGACTGAGTTCGTGGGCGGGCTGTACCTAGACATCACCGGCTACTCTGCCGGCGAGCCTCGGCCGGCGGGCCAACCGATTAAGTCGTGGGCGCCAAGGAAGTTTATCTACAACGACATTGTAAACTTCTTTGATCCTGCCCGAATGACAGCCGTGATCGGAACGTACAAGACGCGACCCTGGCTGGCGCAGCTGCACCAGTTCGGCGGCACGGTCAAGCAAACCGCTTGGAGGATCGGCGTCGGGGCTGCGCGCAATGCGTACCTGCGCCAGCGTGGAAACGGCAGGCAGGGTCGAGACGAGCGGGGGAGATTCACAAGTGCGTTGCCGCAACGCAACCAGCACGAGTACGGCGCACTCATCTGGCAGATCGACAAGGCCGGGCGATTTAAGCACAGCCGCAACTGGGAACGCACCACAATCACTCGGATGGCACGCTATCCGGCTCGCCCGTACATGGCAGGGTCTAGGCGTGTGGATCTCGCCATCCAAAAAGCCAACAAGAAGTGGAAAGACCAGCTGGCGAAGAACTAGCCACGGCATACCCGGTCTAGATTCCGCCCTGCTGCCCATACCGTGAGCGAACCAGCCGCACCGCTGGCACTCGCACACGAGGACACCACATGGCCGTAGGCACAGTTGAAGTCACGCTCGGTAAAGACGTGGCTATTTCGGGCGTTGCCAATGCCCGTTCTTGCACAGTCACAAACTCAGCCAGCGACGTGGACGTCACGAAGTTCGGCGACACGTCCCGCAAGTTCCGCAAGGCTCTTATCGAGCAGACGATTGAGCTTGAGTGCGTTGACGAACCGAGCGTCACCATCGGCGGCACGTTCACCATCAGCGGAACGAAGACCGGCGACGCCACCTACATCTGCACAAACATTGCCAAGTCTCAGCCACTCGACGGAATCATCACCTTCACCGTCAGCGGCTCACGCACGGCATAGGACTAATTCACCACACACGCACAGGAACAATCACGCATGGCTATCACGCTTGGCAAGGACGGTACTGGCATTCCGACACCCACAGGGGGGAATGCGATTGAAGGCGTTATCTCGGCGACGTACACCGAGGAGTGCGAGACGATTGACATCAGCAATCGCAGCAACGTCGGCGGCACTAGCGGCACTCCTGGCCGCAAGGCTTCCAAGGCTGGCTTCACCACGAAGACGTGGGAAATCGAGTGCCACGATCCTGACGGGCTGCTCGCGTCTCTCAACGCTGCCGGCACTTCCGGCTCGTATTCGGTGATGAGCGTGTCGGAGGCGGTGTCAATTGATGGGGCCGTGGTCTATTCCGTGACGCTAAAGGAATTCTAATGGCGATCACGCTGGGGAAGGACTGCACCATCACGCTGGATGGAGGCCGCATCTTCAGCGCTCGCAACGTGACGCTGACAGAGTCTGCTCGCACCATTGACGTCAACCCGTACGGCAGCAGGTACGCAGCGACCTACAGCACGGGGTACGAATGCACCGTGAGCGTTGAACTGAACGACGACGCCGACCTCGGCACGGCGTTTCAGAAGATGCACACGGGCGGGACGTTTCAAGTAGCTGGCGGTGCCGCTGGGTTTGGGTTTCTCGCCGTAATGACAGGCATAAGTGAGACAGACCCGATTGATGGCGTGGCGACGTTTCAGCTAGAGGGGCGTATGACCGATCCGAGACTTGTGCGATAGCAGGGGGTGCAGCGTGCGTGAGTTCAAAGACGACGAGGGCAGGCCGTGGCGTCTGGCGTTGACCGTAGGGTCAGCGCTTCGCGTACGGGACAACGTCACCATTGACGTCGTTGACGAGGCGACCGGCGAGCGTAGGCCGCAGCCTTTCGACATGGTCGATGCTGCTGGCGTCACGCAGACGTTTCAGGTGCTGCGGAGCCAGTACGCAAAGATCGGCGAAGTGCTTTACGCCATGCTGACCAAGCAGATTGAAGCCAAGGGGCTGAGTCGTGAGGACTTCTTTGAGGGTCTTCGCGGCGACGCTCTTGATGCGGCGACGAAAGCGTTGGAGGCCGAGCTTGTCGATTTTTTCCCGCCGCGCCTCCGGTCGATGATCGGGCTTCTCGCAACAAAGATGGACGAAGTGCAAAGCGAGATGCTCGACAGAGCGGAGGCGGGGCTGAAGGCGGCGACGGTGGAGAAGCTCGCAGGTCAATCTGGGACGCCATCTGGGAAGCCGCTGGAATCCTCGGAATCCATCCCGGCAAGTGGACCGTCAGGCAACTCTTCGCCGCTCGTGACAGCCGCCTAGAGCATCAATGGTGGCACACCGCCAACCTGTTGGCGCAAAACGCGAATATAAACCGAGACAAGCACAGCCCGAGAGTAGACCCGCGAAAACTCAACCCATACGCCAAGCAGCCCAAGCCACGGCAGGCCACGCCGGAAGACCTGGCTAGGCTGTTCGGCAAGGACTGGCAGAAACACGTATGAGCGCTGGAGCAGTTAGAGCGGGCGGCGTGTTTGTTGAGATCGGCGCCGATCCTCGCAAATTCTTCTCGGCGCTGAACAAGGTCAACAAGTCGCTCGCCAGCATGGGCGGGTCACTTGTCTCTGGTGGCGGCAAGCTTGCTGCTGCTGGCATCGGCATGGCGGCACCGATTGCCGCTGCCGTGCGTCAGGGTGCAGCGTTTGAGTCCACGCTGCTCAACATACGGGCGAGCACTGGTGCGACATCGGCGCAGATCGACCAGATCAAGGCGTCGTCCATGGCGATGTCGCAGGCTCTCGGCGTCGGGCCTACCGAGGCGGCTCAGGGCATGCTTGAACTGCTGAAGGCAGGCATGTCGCTTGATGCCGTGCTCGGTGGTGCTGGGCAGACGGCGTTGGAGTTTGCCAAGGTTGGCGAGATGGACGTTGCCCAGGCGGCTGTGGTGATGTCGGACGCCATGAACGTGTTCAAGGTGTCGTCCGACGTCGCCGCCAATGCGTTGTCCTCGGCTGCGGATGCGTCAAGCACGTCTATCGCTCAGATGTCGGAAGCGTTCTCAATGTCGTCTGCCGTCGCCGGCCTAGCTGGGCAGAGCATTGAGGACTTGTCGGCGACGCTGGCAATCCTCGCCAACAACGGCGTGAAGGGCAGCGACGCCGGCACCAGCGTCAAGACGATGCTGATGCGGCTGATGGCACCGGCTGACGATGCCGTGGGTGCCCTTAACCAACTCGGGCTTTCGGTCGCCTCGTTTCGTGGCGCTGACGGGCAAATGAAGCCGATGGTGGAAATCATCGGCACGCTCAATCAAGCGATGGGAGGCCTAGACCAGACAGCGAAGGATGACATCTTCCGCCGCATCTTCGGTGCGGACGCCATTCGTGCCGCGTCGATTCTCGCTTCTGAAGGCGTGGATGGATTCACCAAGATGCGTGAAGCGATGGCATCCGCCCTGCCAGTGGGCGAGAAGTACAAGTTAGTGATGTCGGGCCTGGCTGGCTCGTTCGGTAGCGTGCTGGCGGCAATGCAGCGGATGGCTATTGCCATCACGGATGCAGTGGCACCGGCTCTTGCGGGTGCGTTGCCGTTCATCACGGGATTCATCGACGGGCTGACGAAGCTGGCGACTGACAATAAGGAAGCCGTCGTCTTGTTTGCTCAAGTTGCCGCCGCAGCCATTGGCATCGGTGCTGCAATGGTGACTGTAGGGTATTCGTTGCAGGCGTTGAGCGGCTCCATCGGTCTTGTCTTGAAGGGCTTCGGTCTCTTTTCTGCCCTTGCTAGCCCGGTGCTGCTGGTTGCGGCTGGCATCGGTGCGGCGGTCTTTGCTCTCTACAAGTTTAAAGACCAGATAGGTGCGGCCCTCGGCCCGGTGGCTTCTCTCGTCCAACAGGCGGCAGGAGCCATCGGCGAGGGTTTTGGTGCTGCCGTCTCTGATGGCATCGTCGTCCTTGGCGATCTCGCCACGACTGCCACGACCACCTTCAACGGCGTCTACGAAGCCGTCGCCGCCGGTGACTTGTCTGGTGCGATGGACGTGCTCTGGGCAGGGCTCGTCGCCGGCTGGCTGCGCGGCACTGAAGCGTTTATGTCGTACGTTGACCCGTGGGTAGCGGCGTTTCAAGACGTGTTCACGGACATCGGCTCAGGCATCTACATCGCGTGGGACAAGATCTATACGGACTCGGCTGCACTCCTCAACACGATGGGTGCCTTCATCATGGGCTTCTTTGACAACATCGCAAACGGCGTGATGGCGACTTTTGACAACCTCGTTGCTGGCATCCAGATCGCATGGACGAGGGTGCGGGGGTTCATCACTGGGGCGAAGGACACGGAAAAGCGGGTGCAGAAGATTAAGGATGAGAAGGCTGCACGAGCAGAGCAGCGACGGCAGGAGCGTCCAGGCATTGAGGGACGCACGGCGAAGGCTGGCAAAGAAAATGATCGTGCGGAGAAGGATAGGCAGGATCGCGCCAAGGGAATCAAGGACGACGCACAGGCAACGAAGGACGAACGGCAAGTAGAGAACCAGCGTCGTGCAGACGAGCGGCGTGCGGCAACGCAGGACGCAGAAGCAAACGTCGGCGCGACGACACGCAAGGGCAAGGCTAATCGTGTGATGGGTGAGCAGTTCGCCGACCTTCTCAAGGAGGTTGAGAACGCCACGTCATTGGATCAGTTGTCTGATCTCTACGGGCAGTTTGACGCTCTGAACTCAAGCGGTCGCCTGACGAGCAATCAGGCAGGCATCCTTGAGAATGCCATTGACGATGCACAGGAGCGGATCAGCAAGGCGACTAGCTCAATGGGTGCATCGCCGAGCGAGAAGGCTGCGACGGCTGGCGCTGATGCGGCCGGTGCCCAGTCGGCACAGAGCATGGGGCAAGTCGCCGGCACCTTCTCATCGCTCAACCTCGGCAGCGTGTTCGGCGGCAGTTCGCTCGCGGAACGCACTGCGAAGGCGGCTGAAGAGACGGCGAAGAATACCCGCAAGATTGACGGCGAAGGAAAGGTGGCAGCATGACGCTCGTATGGGTAGAAGACGGCGACTCACGCCAAGCCACCATCGTCCGCAAGGGACGCAAGGCGGCTTCTAGCTACACGAAGAGCTACAAGATCTTCGGCACTGCCGACGACACGGTGCTGCACGCAGAGATCAACGCCGAGATCAGCGCCAACGGTCGATACTGGCAGTATCCAGGCGTTGCTGGCATGCAGCTGATGGCAGAGTCGTACAGCGTCAGCTACCTGGGCGACAACGCATGGCAGTTGCAGATCAGCTACTCGAAGGACGGTGCAGAGGACGGAACAAACCCGCTGAAGCGTGCCCGCAGTTTTGATACCACAGGCGGCACGCAGCACATCACGCAAGCGTGCTCGGTCGGCTCTGGCGGCACGCTCGACTTCGAGAAGCGCTACCCGTCGTCTGCCACGAATATGTCAGGTGCTATCGGCGTCGATTCAAACGGCGTCAACGGCGTTGACATTGTCGTGCCGCAGCTTCAGTGGCAGGAAAGCTACGACGTGCCAAATGCGTACGTGACGGCTGCGTATGTGCGTGGCATGGCTGGGATTACCGGCACGACGAACAACGCCACGTTTCGTGGGTTTGACGCTGGCGAGGTTCTTTTCCTCGGTTGCAGCGGCTCGCAGGAATGGGACGACCAGAAGGGGAAAGGCCCGTGGTCGCTGTCGTATCGCTTCG